AGATGAGGTATCACCTGTACCGGAAGTCTTGACTGTGCTGCCTATGCCGTACTTTATGGCCGCAAGCTGCTTCCTTTTCTTCTCTGCTATTTTGGATGCTGATTCTTCTGCCGGTTCTGGTGAGGTCGCTACAGGCGATGGTGCTGGGGCTACTGTTGGTGCTGGGGCTGGGCTTTCTATCTTAGGACTTCCTCCAAAGCACATAAGGCTCTCCTTTTTATGTCAAATTGTCATAATCTTGGTTACAAAAAAAGGCACAAACCCACATGCGCATGGATTTGTGCCTTCAAATTTATGGACAGGTGATCAGCCTATCGTTTTTTGTTTATCATAAATATGTCATTTTGTCAAGTTAATTTTTTAGGAGAGAGGGTCGTATTCTTTCTTCTGGCCGTAATTCTCTTCGTTACTCTTCTTTTTCACGACGGGAAATGCGAAAGTTAAGGCGAGGGCATCTGCATTGCTGGGTGAAGCTAATCCTCTGTCTTTCATCTGCTTCTTTGACTCCAGAACGATTTCACCTTTTAAATTCGGGTATGCTTCCGGCCCGGTTAAATCATCTACCATTTGCTGCTCATCAGGAATACATCCGCCTTCTTCAAGCCACTTCTTTGTCTTAGCCCAGATCTCTGCGCGCTTATTCGCAAACCCTGGCGTACTGGATTTTGAGCCAAAAGAACAAAGCAGCCACTGCCGGTTCATTGATTTGCCGATGGAATAAACTCCTGTGCCATAACCTAAGTCAATGATGACGCCATCTGCCTTTTCCTGATCCTCCCACTTTGCTACTGCAGCAGCGATAACGGTATCATCATCGTTCTTTGCGAATCTCTGTAAGCGCCTATAGACTAAACCTTGTCTGATGCCGATAATTACCTCATCACCGCCTGTCCAAGCCATGTCTACGCCTATGATCTTGGGTGCAAACACGTACTTGTGCGCTTCTATCTGCTTACCTTTGGCTGATTCAGCTAAGTCTGTGGGAATAAACTGCAGATCTCCAGCTTTAGGAAATAGGCCGAGAACATGCACGCGTACCCAGTCACTATCTATGCCAAGGTCTTCTATCCATTCCTTGACCTTCTGCTGATTAACCAGCATTGACTTACGGATATCGAGCTGCCATTGCTTCCAGCGATGCCGCATCTTTCCCCAACATTCACGAAAGCGGCCGGTGTTTCTGGTCGGGTTACCGAAGACAAGCCATAAGATCTGCGTGCCGGTATCGGTCAAGGCGCCTTCAGTTACTTCCCAGATTGTATCCGGAATAGCTGAGGCTTCATCGAATATGACGAGAATACGTTTGCCTTTATTGTGAAGACCTGCGAATGCCTCAGTCTTATGCTCACTCCAAGGCACCTGATCTATACGCCACGTTCTCTCATGCTCCGGGTCTTTTGCATAGATAGCTGTGGCTGTAAGTTCAAACCAGTGTTTTATTATACAGAGCCGATACCATTTGCTTAACTCTGCCCATGTCTTAGTCTTAAGCTGAGTTTCGGTATTTGCGGTTACAGTGCCCCTGGTGTCTTCAAAAGTAGACAGGCCCCATAGAATAATCCAGGCCACAAGCGCACTCTTCCCCGGGCCATTGCCTGAAGCTACGGCAATCTGAATCACATAGTTTATGGCGCCTTGGGCGTTAAGCTTACCAGCCTGCAGCTGATCACGAATATACTGCAATACCTCTGTCTGCCATCTATCCGGGCCTTTATAGCCTTGAAGCTCTTCTTTGCCCCACTTGAAAGCATAAAGGACCCAGCCATAAGGGTCCTTCTCGTATGAAGCTATGTCTTCTATAAGGGCTCTCTCAGCCTTTACGTCCTCTTCGGTTGTGAGCATGTTTTGTCCTCATTCGCGCCTCTTTTATTCTATCCGCAAGACCTTCAAGGCCCCGGTGTTCGGTGACGTCAGTAAACATCTTTAGGTGCTTGCCTAAAAGCTCAAGCGTTTTTGTTTTATCGCAAATCTTTATTTTCTTAGCATAGCCGATATGCTCTCTATCTTCTCCGCGGCCTTCAAATAACTCTTCTGTCTCAATAGCAATGATTGCCTTCCGCAATGGTTCAGGCATATCTTGGATATCTTTGAGCTCGCCGTTCTCATCATAGGCATCCGCAATATCTATTGTGGCGTGCTTAAGCAGCTCTCTAATGACAAGGTCAGCGTTTAATTTAAGCCGGTTGATTTGCGCTGCTATCAATTCATTCACTCTGGCCTTAACCATAAGTTTTGATAAGAGCTGAGAAGCTTGCTCTTGGGCTGTCTTACGTGAGTATTTAGCGCGGATTGCTGCCTGCGTGCCGTTGCGGTCTTTTAAGTATTCATGACAAAACCGCTCTTGCTGCGGAGTAAGTGGCCTAAGCTCGTTTTCTTCTTTCATTTCCATGTATAGATGTGCATAGTTAATAGGGTATTTATGGCTGATACCGCTAACAGCGCTCCTACCGCCGCTAATATCGAATACCCTATAAAGTTAATAACCTTTGTCATAGCTCTACCCCTCGGGTTCCGTTTACCACAAATATGTCAAAATGTCAAGTTCTATCTTCGGGGCTTTTTGTAGAAATTCTTTATTACTTTAAGGCTTCCGTCTTTCTCTACCAAGAGAGGATAGCCGCACATCTTCGCTTCAAAAATCTTCTCTTGGGCTTTCTCCCGAATGAGATGTGTCTCCAAAACCTTCTCGCATTCCCTTAACCACTTCCTGACGCGTGAAGACTTAAGCAGTTTTTTGTCTTTAGGGATTATCTTTATTTTCATCCTTCCCCTCGCGTTGCGTAAGGCTCAAGCAGCTTAGCTGTATTAAAAAATACTGCCTTCAGATCATCAGAATACCCGAAGCGCACCTGATTCTGCTCTATGCTTTTAATAATGTCACCGTCCTTGTGCCTAAGAGTGGCCGCTTTCCAGTCACAAAACATCTCTACCAGATCCACGAGATCCATCTTCTTTATACCTTCTTTGCCGTGGTGTTCCGGATGATGCCGGTTATTGATATAGTGGTGCTCGAGGGCCTTCCCCATCTCCGCCAAGCACGCCTTGTATTCATCCGAACCATAGGTCAAGTCCCGTAGCTTTGGCGTATAATCCTTGAAGATATCGTACTAGGGATCATTAAGCTTACTTTGGTCGTGGGTTATGGCCCGGGCCGTGAGCTTGCTTATAAATACCGATATCAAGAAGCTTACTGCTCTTATGTGCGCTAAGGTCTCTGCTACAAAATTCTTATCATTCATCTACCCCTCCTGTTTTGGCCAGGCTGCAGGTTGGTAAAGGGGTTTACTCCTCTCCAAACCTTAAAAGCGTGCTATATACACCACAACCGGCATGCGCTGGGATTGTTCTTTCTTCTTATCTTATCACTACCGCTATCCGGGCCTCCGGGAGCGCGAAATAATGCTGGCCAGCATAGTCAAACTCGGTTGTGGCGGGCGCGCTGATGATTATCTGATCGTTTCGCTTTATTCCGCTTTTGCATTGGCTGCCTACGTCTATCACCCGAAACACCGAATCAGCCTTTACTACTCCTTTCACGACATCCGGCACTACTATCTGGCCGCTCTCTTTTTCTTGCAGCTGCACAATTACGAATTCCCCTATTGCTCTTGGTCTTGCCATGTACTGCTCCTTTCTGGTTAATGTGGTTAGCGAATGTCTCACATATTAATTCCGTTATAGCTCTATCAAGCACTTCCCCTGCGGTTTTCTTATTCATGTATATCCACAAAACATGATTCCAATAAAGATCTCTAACCTCTTCTTTACTGAATCCATTTGTGGCAAAGCATTTGACTGCCAAGGCAGACGGCGGAACTTGGCTTTTTAATTTCTTATTTATATCTGGATCAAAATGGGTCGGCGGCGGAAAAGAAGGTATCCTATTTAGGTCATTGCGGCACCCTTGAATAAGAACACGTTTTCTATGCTGCGGTACGCCATAGCTGGCGGCATCCATAATAAGAAAACGGACTGCATATCCAATGTTTTCTAAAGCCCCCAGCAGCATGATAAAAAAATCTTTGTAGCTAAGCAGTCCCGGAACGTTCTCTATTAGAAAGACACGAGGCGTGGTCTCTTTTGTCAATCGGATAAATTCATTCATTAGCTTTGAGTTTGGGTTATCTAATCCCCTATTCACTGTATTGCTTGTCGAGAATCCTTGGCAAGGCGGACTTCCAAATAAAAGATCAAGTTCTCCATCCTTGAGCCTGGCTGCTCGCAACAAATCAATTCCGGATAGAGTTCGGATATCTTGCTTTAATAAGACTGTTCTTCGGTGATTCATTCTATACGTTAGGGCAGCGGAGGCATCATATTCAACAGCTGCTCGAACATCTATCCCTCCCCATTCCATCCCCAAAGAAAACCCTCCGGCACCGGCAAAAAGGTCTATTCCGGCTGGCTTAGTCTTGGGTTCAAAAGCAAATTCAAATAAATTTTGATCTGGTTCTTTCATCGCCAGAAATCCGTTTCTCCGCTATCTCTATGTATTTGGGATTTAATTCGATACCGACAAAATTTCGGGAAAGACGTTTCGCAACTACTGCCGTGGTCCCGGAACCCATAAAAGGGTCGAGTATTACCCCCCCCTGCGGGCAACCGGCTTTAATCATTGGTTCAATGAGGGATTCGGGGAAAGTG